GGTACACATACCATTCGAGATGGCAGTTCGGAGGAACTGATACCTCGTCCAGTATGAACTCTGTCTGCCCAACTGCGATAACTATGGAAACCATAGTCAGCAATTGGAAACTCGGATTCCAGGGTATCTGACCAATTTGTCCAATAATATTTATTGGTCGGTCCACGATACTCTGAAACAGCACCTGGTCCGTGCCTGAACCGCCATAAGCTCGGATCGTAAGGCCCGAGCGAAGCGGTAACGAAACTTGACACGACGTCAAGGTTCGCCAGGAGGATAGACAGTCGTCTTCGCTTTTGAGGCGAAGACACACTTCTAACTCGTCCCTCATAGAGGGAGGATCTACTGAATCCTTCATAGATCATCCTTCGTGCTGCCAAGGTTTCACTTCCAACGGAGCTACCTCTTTCGAGGACAGATCCTTCAGGAGTGATGCTAGAGCCTCCTCCAGGAGACTCTTCGCAACCCCTTTCAGCAGGGCGAGTATCGGTCGCTCTCGGCTCGGATCCCTCAGCGGGACTTTGAGCTGTTGCTTCCGAAAGTGACCCTTCCCAGAAGCTTTCAGGCTTCGGTAAGGAACTGTCCGTGACGAAGAATTCAACGACTTCTTTTTCGTTGGCTTCGTCAGAGCAAGCGATTTTGCCTTTCTTAAACGCAAGCGTGAGCTGGCGTACAAAGAAGAGCGCTTCGACATTGCAGTCCTCCTTCAGTTGACCCGAATCGTGAAAAACCAGTAAGTAGAGTCCCCGAAGAAACTTCGGAATCACTACATTATTAGAGTTCCTCTTCGAGAGAGGAAGCCCTGATAAACTGTACTGGCCGCATGACAAACACCTGTCAAAGTGTTTGCCAATCGCAGGAAGGTCCTCGAGAAAAACTCGAATACCTCTATGCGCCACGATTCTCTGGAGACGGTTGAGATCTCTCTCAAATTCGGCTCGCAGGGTCGGGAATGCGTGAGTAGCGTCCATAAGGATCGCTACCCACAAGTTCTGGAGTTCCGTGACATGGCACTTAGACATACGTGGATTAACTCCGCGAAATGTCCCATGCTGCCA